AACCAATAAATTCACCAACTATTTCACCAAGTAATAAACCAAAGGGTGCGCCAACACCACCTAGAGCTGCTCCTATTGCACCTCCTATCATACCTCCAAATACAGCACCCAAAGTTTTAAACATAACTTTCCCTATGGGATCACCAGATAAAATTGAAGTCACTGCAACAATTATAGGACCAAGAACAGGAATCTTAATACCCTTTGCTGCTTTTCCTAATGTTTTAAATAACTTACCAGATTTAGCAACTGCTTTTGCTGCATTCTTACCAAATAATTTTGTGATGAGTCTGCTAGGTGCTTTTGCTAGTCCTTTCTTTAAGACACCACCTGTTACTTTGTTAAATGTTTTTTTCAGAACTGTTTTTTTAGCAGTGAGAGCTACTTTTGCAGCATCAGCTGTTTTTTTAGTACCACTGATCATCTTGGTTAGTTTTCCAACACCAGGTATTTTTTTAATTATATTTAAAAATTTACCACCTAATGCTTTGAAAGCACCTGAGATTTTAGATCCTATTGCTTTAAACATATTGCCTATTGGAGATAATACTTTCTTCAATCCTTTACCTGCCATTTTAAAACCTGCCTTGACAAGTTTCATTCCTTCTTGGAATCCAAAAATAGTTACCCTTAAAAGTTTAGAAAATTTATTTAAATTGTCTCCTATGGTTTTAAATATTTCTCTTATCTTATCAGCATTGTTTATTAGAAAGAATACTAGTGCACCAATTGCCAAGTTAGTAATGAAATTGGTTGCCATATCTAAAGGACCTTGTGCTGTTTTCTTAATACCTTTTCCAATTTTTCCTAGAGCACCACCATCTTTCTTCTCCAACTTTGCTTCTTTCTTTTTCTTCTTCTCTGCCTCTCTCTGTTGACGCAATAATTCTAATTCATCTTTTTTCTGTTCAGATTGAGCACCAGTAAGAAATGCTAGTGCATCTGTCATACCAACTATATTATCTACTTTTTCAGTTAATGCTTTATAATCTATTTTAGCAGAATTAGGTGTTACCTTTGCTACTTTATCTATATCAACCTTCATCAATTTAGATTTAGATATTGATGCAGGTTTTTTTGCTTTGGTTTTCTCACCATATGAGCTATCCCTATCCATTATTTTGCTTATCTTTGCTCTCTTCTCTTCCTTATCACCACCAACAAATTTTTTGGCTTTCTCCTTCATCTTCTTCTTATCCAAAGATTTTTTCAACATTTTTAAACCAGTAACCAGAGTAGTAATTATAGCCATTTATCCCACCAAATTGTAAATTGATTGAACAACAATATTAGAATCATCACGCATATCAACTGATGAAAAATTTTTTGATCCTGTTTTAGAAGCAGGTGCATTACCAGAGGTTAATCCACCAGAGCCACCAGATCCTCCACCACCTGCCATGGCAAGTTTACCACCTCCATTTGGAGTAGGTGGAGGTGTTGTCTTTGAACCTGATTGACTAGATGACATCTTTGCTATGCTATTATCTGATGTTTCAGATCTTGTACCATCTGCTGTGGCGCCTCCAATTGGTGCACCAAAATCAACTGATATAGTCTCAGGATTAGTCATTGACCATGCTTTTAAGAAACCTTTCTCTGCCTTAGTGCCTGGTTTTCCACCTAAGTCGACACCAATACATCCTAATGTTCCATAAGGATCTATATCACTGTGAATCATCATGCCTGATCTCTCTCCCATATTACCATCACCACTACCAACATAGGCAGACCAATCACCTAATCCTCTCAATGATCCTGATAGAGGACCATGCTCATCAAAACTATGAACTTTATATGTTCCATCTGGCATTGGGTATCCTTTACCAGACACATCATTTCTCATTTCCTGTGAGATATCACCAAAACCTGATTTACCAGATATTACATTATAACTTGATCCTACTTGTTTACCATCTGCACCCTTCATTGTCATTTTTCCTGTATTTCCCTTTCCTTTAACATCTATAGCTCCACCACCCTGTGCATATGTTGTGCCATCTTTAATAATTGGTTGATTAGTTCCACCACCTTCTGCATTCATCTGCTCTAAATTTTCAAGTCCCTCATTTTGAACAGCATCTTTACTCATTACAAATTCACCTGGTTCTAACATTGCAGGAACTGTATCTCCTGTTCCTTCACCAGGCACCTCGCCGCCACCTTGCATCTCAAATCTTGGAATCTCAGGTATCTGTATTGGTGGTAATTTTTCTCTTAAAGCATCTAAAGGTAAGTCTTGAGGTTCTCCTATTTTAAAAACTCTCATCAACATACCAATTGGATTAAGGATAAATTGAAGTCCATCTAACAAACCTTGTGCAACAAAATTAATAGGTCCTAAAACAAATCTGTTTATGCCTCCTATTAATCCAAATGGTCCATTAATAAAATCTATAAGTCCATTAGCAAAACTTTTCAAAGGTTTCATAATTATGTCAGGATTTTCAAGGATGTTTAATAAACCCATGACAGCACCACCCAAGAGAACATTCTTAAAGAAATTCATCACCATATCCATCATTCCTGTTACAGGTTTGATTGCCTTATCAAAGCCAGTCTTCAGCATTCCTTTTCCTTTTGGTTTTTCTAATTTTTTTTCTCTTGCTTTATCACTAGCAGTGTCCTCAGACACTCTTAGATCATCTTGTTTCTCCTTATCTATTTCTATTTGTTTATCAAAGTTACCAAGAATTTTACTAAGGTTATCTTCTATCTTAGTTAAACTAGGTTGAAGAACATTAAGAAGAAAGTCCTTTAACTCATCTTTTTTCTTTTTTTTCTCTTTAGGTCCTGTGCCTGGTAACAAACGTCCTGTAAGAGGACTTACATAAGTTGGATTTCTTTTGTCTATATCTGCATTTATTTCTTCAAGTGTCTTTAACTTCTTTGGTCTTCCTCTTCCTCCTGATCTCTTTGCTGCTCTTCCTCTTTTCTTTCCACCACTAACCATCGACTCAGCTAGACCTCTTTTATCTAAGTCTAAAAACTTATCAGCAGTTATTGATTTTTTTGAAGCAGTCTTAGGCATTTTGTTTGCGTTTGAGTTCTTCTTCCTCTAGATGTTGCTTGAGAAGTGCAACATATACATCCCTTTCCCAAGGCATGAGGTTTTCAATCTCAGTTAATGAATATTTATGGTACTGCATTAAGGCAAAATTCAATTTATAATAATTCTCTAGATCCATATGGATCATGCCTACGCGAAAAAAGACGATAAACCCTCCAATACGACAGTACTCTTCTTCTTAGTTTTGGGATTAACAATATCAACAGAATGAGATAACTTGGGCATTGTTTCAAAGAAAGTTTCTATCTCTTTGAATTGTGCTGAGTTCATCTGTTCTAAGAAATTGACTACTTCTTTCTTTGTGCAGTCTGCAGTAGACCAAACTTCCTCTTCATTATAGATCTTATCAATACAACTTGCTATTAGATCAAAAGATCTCTCCATGTTATTTTCTTCTTTAAAATCAAAGTTACTCTTGATAAACTGATCTAAGGAAGGATACTTCATATCCATCATCAAATCATTATCTACTTTGATTTGTTTAGTATGATCTTCATTCTCTGTTACTTTGATTTCATCAATTGCAATAGTGACAGGAACAGAAGTTTCATTATCATCAGGAGCAATGAGATTTACTTCTACATCCTCTCCAACAGATTTACCTCTGATGTTTAGGAATAGATATTCAATATCAAATGTAGGTAGATCCTCTACTTTGATTCCTTTTGTAAGAATACAACTTTTAATAACTGTCTTAATAGCAGTTGTAATTTGTTTTGTATCTTCACTCTCTAATGCAAGAACTAAAAGTTTTTCTTCTTTAACAAGAAAAGGTCTATAGTTAAGTAATTGTTTTGATGAAGGTAACTCCAACTCATATGTTGGGGTTGCTATGGTAGGTAATGGCATTTCAACTCAAAATTATCAGTATTATATATATGCAACTTTTAGAAACCTATAAAATCTCCTATAGCACTAAACAGTCCACTATTTAAAGATGCATTTGGATTCAAGTTAATATTCTTCCTCTCTCTTACATATCTCATATATGAGAATGAAACATTGACTCTCAATACATCACTAGGACCATATGATACTGGTGTTGATGTAACACTTGAAGGAAAAGCACCTACAAAAGTATACAACAATTGCTTTGGAGGATCAAGTACACCCTCTATTACATCACCAAAGTCATCAGGATATGAAACATCTTTTTCAAATTTTGTGAGATATAATTCAGTTCTGTATTGTTCAGGATATGTCATTCTATAATTAACATGTCTACTTTTATATGCCTGTCTACTTCCAGTTATACCAACACCTG